CAGGAATTGAACTTATTACCACAGATGTTCCTGAAAGTGTGCCTGTTGCAATTACTGTCAATCCACCGCTTGAAGGTGTAGCCCATTTTAAGCCTGTGGAAGCGGTACTATCCGCCACAAGTGTTTGGCCGTTTGTGCCCACGGCAAGGCGGGCTGGGGTGTCAGCTGCACTAGCTGCTATTAGATCGCCCTTAGCGTCAACAATTGCATTTTGGATTGCGTTGCTATCGTCAAAGCCGACCCAGGCTGCACCTGAATAAGTCAGTACGGCATCCGTGTCTTTTAAATAACAACATTGTCCCTCTTGCGGTGAGGTGATTGCCGCGTCTCTAGCTGCTGCTGAGGCAAAGACTAAAACGCCCTGCATTAGATAGCCGTTAGTGTCTGCGGCAGTTAAAACCTCACCAGTGGTGAAAGTCTTAAAGCCAAGTCCTGCTGCCATATTTCCTCCTTAGTAACTCAGCACACCTGTATCAAGTATGCCATAAATCGTGCTGTTTAGAATGAAACCATCGATTATGGGTTCAAGTGTCGTCATGCGAACCCGCCACGAATTCGGTGTTATGTCCATCGACTTACCGAATACCTGTAGGGTCTTGGTCAGGGTTGTAGATCCTGGCTGGTTGGTGGTGATTGTAACTGGATCAAAGTAATCCAGATCTAGGGCCGCAATGATCCCGGCATCGTAGTTGGCCGTGTATAAATCCAGCAGGATTTCGTCACATCTCACGCTTGTCTCAGCTCTTGACGCGACATACGCCTGAGCATAATTAAGGGCTTCGCCTGTTGTCTGCATCAGTAGGTTCTGCTGGTTATAGGAATGCAGGAAGTACTTGGCGATGCTGGCCGCATCTGACGCATTCTGGGTAGCCAGGCCCGTAGCCGTAATATTGGCCTCGTTATACACCAGCGTGTCATTTGTGACCCAGGTGGCATTGAAGTAGTCGATTGCCGTGCCGTTGTCGTTAAATATAACCGGGGCAGCAGCTACGCTGGAGGCGGTAAGGTTCCTGTCCTGGAATACGAAGGATCCGGCAGCGTCCACATAGAAAGCCCCGAATTCTGTGGTTTCGATGGTCTGACACGCCGCAAGAGCGGTTCTAGCTGTTCCCGGATCTGCCTGAACTGTCGTCAGCCCAGGATCTACATCCCGCATGGAAGCTGGCCACGATATGGCATCCAGCAGATTGTTGATCCTTGCGCCAGTTAGTTGCCCCGCGCTGGTACCTGCCACCGTTGCAATTTGCGCGTTCTGCGCCAATCTGAAGGCGTCAACTGCCTGAATCGTAGTGTAAACAACATCACCCACGCTGGACTGCGGTGTTGAGGTTGAATAGGAAGTAATGAATCCGCTGAACACTGGGTAAGTCACGGCCCCGTAGGTGGCAGTTATTTGCACCTTACGCATAGGTGTCAAAAGCTGATAATAAGGCCCCGCAGTGTTCATCGGGTTGAAGTCACCGTTCTGATCAACAATGCGAAGGGAAAGCGTGCCAGTCTGGAATTGATCTGCTTGGGCATTTCTTCCACGCTTGGTGCTGATTGAGTCCACCACATTTGAGACATCGACAATTACTGCGGCTGCATCGGCCAGGATGTTGGTATCCAGCACACCTTGATCTAAAATCATGGCCTGTGCAAAACTAGGGCCTGTACTAAAGTTAATAAACGCGTTGATCACTGGGATTGTCATACGGGTAAGGCCCCTGCATAGGTTGTCAAGTAGCCACGCCGTGCAATTTCGTTGAGTGCGTTCTGTACTGCATCCACGATTGTATTTTCATCGGCCATGGATGGGCCTGTGTTAACGACAATTGAGACATTGGCGGCGGCTTTAGCGTCAAAGTTCCTGTCTGGGTTTTGATTAGGATTGTAATCAATTCCAGGTATAAGTGGGGACACTGGCATGTTGGTATCCGGCGGATTTAGCAAATCATAATTTCTATCTGGGTTTTGTTTTGGATTGTAATCAATTCCCGGAATCAAAGCCGGAGGGCCACCAACAAATGGTTTTGTTGCTCCGGCGTTGCCAAATCTTTCACGAGCTTCTTCTAAAGATGAAATCCATTTAAGAATACCTAAAGAGGCCATTCCCGCAGAAAGTGCAAGGTATTTCAGAGCATCCGCAGCTTCCAATTCTTGTTTCACTTTGTCGGCTTGAGCCTTTACTAACGCATCATTAGCAGCTTGCGCAGTCTTGCCTGTCTCATCCAGGATAGCAATCTGAGCCCGAATGCGCGCCTTTGTCTCTTCGTCTGTGGCCTGGTTTAAAGCAACATTTAAGCCGATGCGCTCTAGATCAAACTTAGCCTTGAGAGCATCCAAGGCAGCCTGATCCTTTTTCATCTGAGCTTCTTCTTTGGTGGCCTTGTTCTTTGCCATCAGATCCTGATATTCCTGCTTTTTCTGTAGCTGTAGCTTCTTATTAAATGCCACGGCTGCTGCTCGTTCGCCCGGACTCTGCTGCCCATATCCTGTCTTTGTCTTAGACTGACCCATTCTCATAACCGTACCTAGCGGCCCTGCGGAGAAGGAATCGCCAAGAGTGCGGAAGATGGCATTGATCAATTTAAAGGCCTTGAGTTTTTCAGCCAGGATTGTGAAACCTCGTATTGTATCGGCGGTATTTTGTGCCAGGCGTTCCATAGCATCGGCTGTAGTTGTCACGCCGTTAGATCCGCTCAACATGGAAATAGAATCTAATAATCCTTTGCCAATGATTTCTTTGGCATTGGCTGAAGCCACGCCCAGTTTGGCCATCTGTCCAGCGTAACCGCCGATGGCGGTAAGTGCTGATCCCTTGTATTTAGCCGTCAGTTCGGCAGTGATCTTGTCCATGTCGCCTGTGGCTATTGTCGCCTTGGAGACTGCCCCGCCCATCTTTGCCAGGGCCGTAGTATTTCCCTGGAACCCCTTGGCTAATGCCGTGCTGACTGCGCTGAGATCTTTTCCGGTGTTCGCGCTTATATCCAAGGCCAAGTTTAAAGCATCTTGAGATTTAGTCACATCGCCAGTGGCGGTTAATAGGATTTGCAGTGCTGGTCTTAAATTATCATCCAGAACCCCGGTGGCACTTTGAAGCTTTGAAATAAAATCTTCAACATTTGTTGCCGCGTAACCAGCCCCTAGATTTTTGAGGGTATTAGATAATGAGCGTGCGGCTTTTTCGTCTGCCGCAAATGCCCGAACTGAAGCCTTGCCGTAGTTTAAAACTTTTTGAGCAGCAAAGACACCAAGAAATGTTTTGCCTAAAGATTTAACAGTTTTCTCAAATGCGCTGATGTGTTTCTTAGCTTGATTTAAACCCTTGGGATCATATCGAGTGGTTGCGCTGACTAATAAATTAGGCATTAGGCAGCCAACTTATAACCAGATTTAGTACCGCCGCCGCCAGTGCCGTTGAAGATGGCGATGGCCTTGTCAATAGCTTTGCCAACCGCCAAGACTGCTTTGCCCTGATCTTGCTCCCAAGCCTTAAATATTAAGCGGCCGCGCTCTTTGTCTTTTCCATATAAAGGCCCCATGGCCCCTATAAATAACTGTCCCGCCATAGGATTATTGGATCGGCCTTGCATGCCCGGTTGAACCCGGCCAGCAGTCTCGTAAATTGCTCCTGCTGGGGTGTTGTTGCGTACATAGTACTGCGAACGATAACCCTGCTTGTTTTGCAGACTCTTGCCTTGACGATAAACGATGCCAGCCTGGATTTCAGCCGTGTCATACAAGGGGAACTTACGAACACGCCCTGTGGTATCAAAGACCGCCTGAGTCTGCACTTTGCCGCCCTTTTTCCAGCCGTAAAGATAGCCTGGATACCCATCAGGAACATCAGCTCTAGCCTTATCGCGGATTCCCACCATGACCGTCTTAATCTCAGCGTTCATCTGCTTGGTCACATCTTTGTCAAACTTCCGCATGGCCTTGAGAGTTGATTCAACGCCTGTTATGTTTATTGGCACGGGCCCTCTCCTTCGCTCGATCATTCAACACCTGAAGCACCGCTTTAAACATTCGTTCATCCAGATCTAAAACCTCATTTGGGCTTATCTTCAGCTCCACCGCTAGTGAGGCCACTAGGTAGGTGAAACTGGCCCGATCTATTTTTTTTCTGGTTCGTCATCCATAACTTCAACAGCTATCAAAGTTCCCAGCCATTCTTCTCCGAATGGAGGGATGACCTCTACGCGAGAAAGCGCATTATGCGCCAACCAGTAGATGTCACTTTGCTTCTCTTCGTCCCGGAACTGCTTATGAATTCCTTTGCCTGTGTACTTTTCAAACGCATATTCAACCACAGGTGTGATTGGAACAACCACATCCCCTGAGGCCCTGGTGATCTTCAAGCGTGCCATTCTTTGCTCCTTAGAATACGACTGTTGTTGAGACAGTCACTGTTGTGTTGACTGTAAATGAAATGCTAGAAGCAGCTTCGTCACCAACCCCGCCTGTGCCAACAGGGGTTAAGTTGTTAACAAAGATTGAAAACTGATAAGTTGGATTTGTTGCAGATACTGGTGTTCCCTTTACCGTGATCATTGAAATGGCCAAAGTAGTGGCAAACGCCGCATTGAGTGTCGTCATAACCTGAGATGCCGCCCAGTCATTAAAGAAGTCAATTTGTAAAGTTGCGCTTTGAAGTCCACCCACTACCTTGTGTGCGGAATCACCCATAGTTGTGACTTCCAGCTCATCCACGATTTGTGTTAAGGTGACGGCACTCACATGATCTGAAATGTCAATCGAAGGGACTGTTGGCGCGGCTGCGGTTGCAAGTTTCACGCCAACATTGTTATTTAAGTAAATTGCCATGCTTTATTCCTCTGTTTCTGTTGTCGTTGGCTTTGCAGCCTTTGGATCCTTGATTTGGCCGACTTTGACAAGCCAAGCCAAATTCTCTGCGTTTGTTTCGCTCATTTTATCTCCTATGACCAAGTGGTGAGAACTGTTATATTAAAATCCGATGTAAGCATGGGCCCACTCGGTGCATCCAACACTGAAGGGGCTGATGCGCCAGCAATATTGAATACTAAAGCCGATGAAGCTAGTTTGTTAAAGACGGCCACGATGGTGCTTTCCATGCCATTCAAATTGCCCTGGTTGTCCAGATAAGGAACCGTCATAATAATTCGAAAGTTTGCCATGCAAGCGATAGAGGATTGAGAGTTATTAGATGGCACAAGGTAGGGATCACTTGGAGCAACTATCACTGAATTGGCAAGAATTACTGGTGGCGGAAAGCTGAAGGTTGACCACACACCAGCATTGGCCAGGGCCGCCGCTATCGTTGTGCGAAGGGTTGTAAGAGCTGCTGCTGGCATCGCTCATCCCACCATTCCAGCCGGGGAAAGGTAAGGAGCAAGAAGCCCACGAATGCTTGCCATTAAAGTATTAGACATTCTGAATGGGCTTGGAGCGTATCCATCAATTCCCATGGATCCGTTCTGTGTAGATTGTCGGGATTGCCAAATATTCGTGGCAAGGATTAGTGAGGCCGACCTAATAGCCGCAGTATTTGTATAACTAGCCGTCTTGTCATCCGGGCCTGTCATCAACCCATAAGGTTGAATCAGATGGATCAACTCATCGCTGCCATTGCTGGCGTATTGGATGTATTGGTATCCCAGTGGGAATACCCAGCGGCTTGGGAGATATGGTGCGCTGACTGAGGATGGATAAGGGCTTGTGCTTGTAATGGTCTTTGTACCGTTAAACCCGGCCCCGCATGCGCTTATAACTACTGATTGCCCTACTACAAATTGACCTTGATTAGCAATGATTGCTGTGGCCACATTTGCAGAACGCCCGGTTGCTACGACTGGAGCTGTGTTAAACCAAAGAAATGAATTAATAAGATCCTGAGCAGTCTGACAACATTCCTCCACAGTCGCGTCTGTATAAAGTGTGCCAATTCCAAGTGAATCGCGTAATTCCTGCATTGTCGTGTATGTCGCTGCCATGATCATCCTTTCTTTGATAAGGCTCACAGGGCCAGGGCCTCCTAGCCCTGTGAGCGGCTTAGGGTTTTATCAGGTCAGGTTATAGCGTTGCAAACCACCGGAAACCAAAGTTTTCGTGGCAAAATAACCATAAAGCATCGTGCTGATTTCACCAGTTGCAACGACATTCACTGAAAGCGTTAGCTTTGGTGATTCGTAGATTGCAATGCTCATTGGATTAACAATGAAGGCGGCGTCATCGATTGTGGTGCTGACCATGTTCTGGTCAACCCAGAGATCCAAGCCCATCATGTCGCCGCGCAATCCGCGTGGAGTTGATTGGCCGTTAGCGTTCATTGGAGAAGCCGCGTTGAAGATGCTTCGCCCTGTTGTGTCCAGGCTTCCAATCAAAAGTGACCAGACGCTTGTGCCCGCGATGAATGCAGTTGCAGTCTCACCGC